GATCTTTTGATCAGCGGATGGATCGACGCGCACCCCCTCGATTGTGAATGTGCGCGGGCCGGATACGAAGTCGTCAGCGTTCCACTGGTCTGACTTTGGCTGGATCAGGTCTGTAAGGTCCATCATGTCTCATCTCCAATATACATTTCTTCCTGAACAACCCGCTCAGTCACAGGATATGCAACCGCATCAGCTGTCAGCCTTTCAAACGCCATCACGGTCGCGGCAACCTTGGCTTCAAACTCAACAGCCGCCGCGATGATTGCCGCCTGAATATCCGCATCGGGATAAACGCGGATCGTACACATGGGCAACCCGCCGCTGTAGCTGGTGTAATCAAGCCATGTGCGATCTGTGACCAATAGGCCGGTCTGGATCTGCAAGACGTGCTCCTGCGGCACCTCGCCCGTCACGATGGTTTCGACTTGGTATTTCTGGCGGCGCGACTTGCACTCCCATAGGCCATCATTGCCAATCAAGCCGTCCGGGCTGTATCCGATCATGACGCCGTGATCGTCATTGGTCACAAAGCCGACATCGGTGATTGGCTCATAGGTCTCGCTGTATTTGTCACGTGCGCGGATTTCGTCGTCCCACCCTCTAAGCATGTCATCGCCGATGTAGGTTGGTTCGGTGTATTGGCTGATTCGCTGTGCGGCCAGTTCGTAGACGTGCTGGCGGGTTTTGTCGTTATTCGCGACCTTGAGCGTTGGCGTGAGGATGAGCTTCATTTCGCTGGCTGTTAGAACGCCGCGACGCATGGTGTGCCATTCTTCGCTGCCCTGTTCGACTTCGCTGTGGTAGGTGATTGTCATGGTGCTTTCTCCGATCAATATGTGATTTTGGTGTGTGGAATATCGCCGCGATTGATTGCAATAATCACAGCCTTAGCGACTTCCTCTGACACCCCAGCAACACCCAAGGCGGCGACGATGGACTGATTTACGGCGCGGCGGTGTTCCTTGTCCTCATCGCGGCGCTTTTGGTCCATCACTTCCTTGGCGAGACGAACAGCCTCCGCATCTGCCAGCCGTTTGACCTCCGCAGCGGCGGCGTCTTTGGCGTCCTGAAGTTCCTTGGCATGGCGTTCCTCGGCTTCCTTAGCGGCCTGCGCGGCACGTTCCTCTGCCTCTTGCGCAGCCTTGGCAATCGCGGCCTGTTCAAGCCGCTTGCGATCAGCTTCGGCCTTGCGCGTCGCCTCGATGCGATCAGCTTCGGCCTTCTCATCCGCAATGCGTTTCGCCTCGGCTTGCTGGCGCTGCATTTCTTCCTCAGCACGTTGGGCTTCGGCGCGTTCGCGTTCAATCTGATCTGCGTCAGCCTTCGCTTTCAGCGCGCGCAGCTCCTCAAGTTCTGCCGCGTCTGCTTCGGCCTTTTCAGCAGCGGCAAAATGGTGCCGCAAATCGGTCAGGCGGTTTTCTTTAAGCGTCTCCGCCTGCTCTGCATACTCCTGCCATTCGTCGTTTATCTGGACGGCCTCAACCTTAGCGATGAGCGCCGCGATAGACTGCGACGTGGTCGCTTCCGGCTCTGTTGTGCGCAGACGTTCAAGTCTGCCTTTCAGTGCATCGACGCGGGCTTTTTCCGCCGTCTCCCATTCGGTAACGGGCTGGCGAATCTCATCACGCAATGCGGCAAGCCCATCCTCAAGGATTTTGCGGCCTGCATTTACCGCTGACGTGTCCTTGCGCCACTGCTCTGTTAGCGCCATAGCCTGCCGTTTTGCTTCGGCGCGGCTGTTGCTTGCTTTATTGGCGATCGATACCAGCGCCGCGCGCCCCTTGGCCGTTGCGGCGTTATGCTGTGCCGCCTCCGCTCGCGCACGTTCCGCCGCTTGGTCGAGGAGTTTTTGAGCTCCGTCTTGCGTTTTAAGAAGTGCCTCAAGGCTTGTGCCCGCTGGCAATGCAAGCGCGGTGCCTGATTGTGTGTCGTTCTTCATGGTGCTTTCTCCGTGGTGACTGCCGCGTGTGGTGCGCGGTATCACATACCTACACCGCGCGGTTATTTCTGTAAAGCGATATTCACAGCATCCTCAGCAGATCGTGCGATACCAGCGCGGCCACCATGCGCGCGCACCGCGTCGATGAACCGCAGTTGTGCTGTCGTGGGCTGGCCTATGGCGTTCTTGACCTCAATGGCGACAAATACTCCATCCGGCGCCACGGCTATGAGGTCGCTACTCCCTACACACAGGCCGAACCGCACAGGGATGCCTGCGCGATTTGGCAGCACCCCGGTGTTGTTGCGCCATACCAAGCACCCCGCCTTAGATAGCGCCATCATGATCTGCGACTGAATATCCCGCTCACTTTTCGCCATAGTCTCGCTCCAATATCACCAGCGTCTGCCCGTCACGCTGCACCAACTTGCAGTCGTCGCGCGTAAAGCCCATGCGCTTGATGTAGTCGCGGGCGTCTGCGATTGCTTCCGGGCTGTCGTCGCTGGCAAACACGATTGTGCTGGCGGGGATCACACCACCACCGTAACACGATCAGCGGCGCGCGTGATTGCCGTGTAAAGCCACGCCTTGTGATCCTCTCGAAAATACGCGCTTTCGTCGAAAACCAGCACATCATCCCATTGGCTGCCCTGCGATTTATGGCATGACAAAACATAGCCGTAATCAACTGGCGCGTAGGTTTTCTTTTTGCGCCAATCCAGATCGTTTTCAGTGCCGTCCAGCCATGCGTGATGGGTGAGAACTCGCACGGGGCATTGCGTCATCCCGGCGTCGAGCGGCGATATCAACAGGCGGCTTTCGTATTCATCGGCGCTGGATATTTCATCAACCGACCAAATCGCGCCATTCAGCACACCCCTTTCTTTGTCGTTTTTCAGCGTCACCACGCGCTCGCCTTGTGCGAACCGGCCGGACAATCCCAGCAGTTCCCGCACCCTTGCGTTGTAGCGGCGTCGCGTCTTGTTCAGCCCCACAATGACTTGATCGGCATTCAGGACCATATCCGGCGTCATCCCGTCGCGTGTCATGACGCGGCTTGTGCCAAACGTCCCGACCGCCAACCCACGCCCTTCACGCACGTCCATCGACATTCGAATTATCGGGCTTTCTGCCGCCTGCCGGTGGATTTCTGTCAGCATAAAATCGGGCGTTTTTGACGTGAAAAATCCGGTGCCTTTGACCGGGGGTAACTGCGCCGGGTCGCCAAGAACAAGAACCCGCGTCCCAAATGACAGAAGGTCGCGCGCCAAGTCACCATCAACCATCGACACCTCGTCGATAATGATCAGGGATACGGTCGCGGCTTCGCTGTCGTCATTCAGGATGAATTCAGGCACGGGGCTGTCGGGGTCTTTGATCTTGTAAATCAGGCCGTGAATTGTGCTGGATGGGCTGCACCCTTTGGATGAAAGCACCAGTGACGCCTTGCCTGTAAATGCTGCATAAACGACGCTCCCGGCGCTTTTGGCCAGCGCCTTTGCGATTGTTGTCTTGCCGGAACCGGCATACCCGGCGAGATAAAACCACGGCTTGCCCGATGGGTCGCGTAGCCATTTTTGCACGGCCATTGCGGCTTGTGACTGTTGGTCGGATAGGTTCATGCACTTGCCCCCTTCTTGCGATGCCGCGCGTTGTAGACATGGTGTGCCCAACGTGGGTTGCGGCCCTTAGCCTTGCCGAGTGCGATCAGGTCGGCAAGGGTTCCGGCCCGCCCCTGATCTTGCCGCGCCGATACACGCGCAGCCTGCGCTGCGTTCCTGTCGATTTCCTGCAAATCACCTTCCACCTCGTCAATCATGCGGCTCATGACCGGAAAAACGAAACCGCAGTTTTTGCATATTGGGGCCGGTCTTTGAACGTATCCACATCCGCCGTCTGCAATACTGCATTGCCGCACAGGCTCGTTCCTGTCTGATTGCTGGCCGCGCGTTTTACTGCTTTCCAGCTTCCATTCGCGCGGGCTGTCGGGAAACCCGTGTTCGCGCCAGTTGTTTGCGTGGTCGAGCATGACAGTTGGTTCATCACCGGCGCGCAATGCGCGACCCCACACTTGCAACTGCATAGGCAAAGACTTTCGCGGACACATATCGGATAGCGCCTCGATCCGCACATCCATGCCCGCCGCCTGTGACAGATCAAAGCCGAACGTCAAAAGCTGCACGTTGATCAGGACGGTGTATTCCCGGCGCGCAAAGCCCATGACGATCCTTTTGCGCTCATCCTTGCCCATGGTGCCGTCAATGGTGCGCGCGGGTATGCCTTGGTCCTGAAATGCCTGCTGTATCAAGCCTGCGTGCTTGCGGCTAGTGGCGAACACAACGCACAGCTTGCCCGCTGCCGTGTCGCGATATGTGCGGACCGCATCCCCGATAATAGCAGCCTCTGCCTCCATGAACGCGGACAGGTGTTTCTGCACATAGTTACCGTCTGATGTGGGTAATGCTGACAGGTCGGGCGATGATGGGCCGTAATATCGGTATTGTGAAAGCCTGCCCGCTGCGATCAAATCGGACGGCGGCAAGCCGCATTCCATGTGGCCGTACCAGTCGCCCATGCCCTTGCCGTTGTTTTTCATTGGGGTCGCGGACAGACCAACGCCGTAGCTGCCAGACGATTTTGCCCAGTCAATTATGCGCTCCAATTCAGCGCCCCCGTGATGGCATTCGTCGATGAATATCACATCGGGCGGGGTGGTTTTATCCAACCGCCTCGCAAGCGTTGGCGTCATGGCGATCTGGATTGGCGCGAACGGGTTGGCGGGATAGTCAGGGCTGATCACGCCAAATGGAACGTTGAACCGCTCAACCGTCTCAATCGTTTGGGCCAGCAATTCCTTGCGCGGCACGGTGAAAATCGCGCGCTTTCCTTTTTTTACTGCCCCGTTAATCATGTCTAGGCTCATAGCTGTTTTGCCGCTGCCCGTCGCGGCCTGGAGCAGAACCCATTTATGGCGGGTCATGGCGGAACGAACGCGCCCTACAAGATCCGCTTGATCCGGGTATAGCTGGAAGGTCACGCGAAATCCCCCTCATCAAACGGCAATTCCACTTCATCAGGGTCAGCCACCTGCATATCGGCCATGACCAATTCCAGCGGGATCGAAACTGCATAGACGCGCATCGTGCTGCTGAATTTAATCTTTCCTAGCTTCTCAGCGCCGTCTAACTCGCCAAGCGCGCGCTTATAGCTGCCGCCCCATGACGTGTCCTTGAGTAATGCGCTCATCTGCTGGCATGGCCCGCCGATCAACAGCGCATCGCCGTCTACCTTCATGCCGTGCTGGCCCAGCGCAAGTATGGCAGCGTCACGATCCAGCCCCTCACCGCGCACAGCCTTATCAATCATCGCACCTACAAGGCCCTCGCGCACCATGCCGCGATCATCATAACGCACACGGCTGGCAAGGATGTAATCAAGAAGTCGCTCGCTGTCGGATTGCTCGTTATCCTCACGCGCCCATTTCCAGTCATGCTTGCTGCACCATTCGTCTGCAAATTCTGGCGTAACTTCGCGCGTGCTGGTCAGGCTATAGGCGCAGGCAATCAGGCTTCCGAACTGGTCGCCGAACCGCTTACTTCCTTCACGCGCCGCGATGGCGTCTGAAAACACTTCTATGTTTCTCAGTATCGTCGGCAGGTTGTGAAAGCATCGCGCCAACAA